CCTCGGTTCTATAAAATTCAAAGATTCTCGTCTCAGAAGCTACGCTCCTCTATTACTACCTCCCCCGACATGGACAACACTCACGTCATCGGCAAGCTGCCTCATTTAGGCACGAAGATTCATGGTTCAAAGGACACTAATCCTTACTACCTTGAAGTCGTCGATCACGCACTCAAGCGCTTTCTCACTCCCGAAGAATTCGTCGAAGTTTCTCAAAACTATCGCCGTTCTCCTTGGAATTCCGAATCCCTCGCGAAAGACCTCGAAAAGCTTAACTCACCAGAACACACCGTCATCAAAGACGATCACTACTGGAAAGCAATCGAACACACTCGTAAGATTTTCGCTCCCCGTGAAAAGCTCAAACCTGTCCACTTTGCAGATCTCAGGCATTACCCCTGGGAACTCTCCACAAACGTTGGCGCTCCTTTCAACTCCTCCAAATCATGGCAGGAATACGTTAAATGGAAAACCCAACCCGGCTACACTCCCGATGTGAAGTACATGCAAAAGTTCAACGATTTCCGACATCACCGCGATTTATTCGCAGAGGCTCACAACATGCAAACTCTCGACACCATCGATCACCGCATGACTAAGCACAACCTCTACACGGAAATGTTTTATGTCAACCGCAAGAACGTTCACGATATCAAGAATGGTCACACAACCACCTCAAGTGGTCACGACCTCAGATACTGGCACACCGCATTTGCTCGACAACACCTTGTCAAAGCAGACGAAGAAGACAAAGTCCGACTCGTTTTCGGTGCACCCTCCCTCCTCCTAATGGTCGAACTCATGTTCATATGGCCCATACAAGCCTCACTACTTTCCCGTGGTGAAGACTCGCCTATGTTATGGGGTTTCGAAACCTTACTCGGTGGATGGCAACGCATCTACTCTTGGGCTTACCGTACCCTCGGCAAGTTTCTCTCCGTTTTCCTCCTCGACTGGTCTGGATTCGATCGCTATGCTCGACACACCGTCATCAAAGACATTCACTCCCATGTGATGCGTCCTATGTTTGACTTCGACAATGGCTATTGGCCCACTCACGACTACCCGACATCTGAAAACTCACCCGAACGACTCGAAAATCTCTGGAACTGGATGACTGATGCAATACTCACTACTCCTCTCATGCTAGAAGACGGCACACTACTCCGTTTCTTTCACTCCGGTATTTTCTCTGGCTATTTTCAAACTCAGATCCTCGACTCTATGTACAATACTGTCCTCTTTCTTACTATCCTTTCTAAAATGGGCTTCGACCTCAACAAAGTCAAGTTCAAAGTTCAAGGCGATGATTCCATCATCCTGTTTGTTTATATGTTCATTCATTTACTTGCAACCTCATTCCTCACTATGTTCACTCACTATGCCTCCCTCTACTTCGGAGCCAAAGTTAGCGAAAAGAAGTCTGAACTCCTTCCTTCTCTCGAAGAAGCAGAAGTCTTGAAATACAAGAATCACGCAGGCCAACCCTACCGTGACGAGCTTCAACTACTTGCAATGCTCCGACATCCCGAAAGACGTTCGTCTCTCGACGCCCTCAAGGCACGTGTCATTGGCATCGCTTATGCAGACTGTGGAATCCACCCTCGTGTATACCAAATTTGCGAAGATATTTATAATTTTCTTTCGCAGGATACATCTATCAAGGTCGACCCTCTCGGGTTACCTGGTGGACTTAGGTTCCGCGACCGTTACGTCCCTGGCGAATGGAAGATTGATCTCACTCACTTCCCTTCTTGGTTCGAAACTGTCCGTCACTTATGTGATCCCGCTCGCCCGCTCCTCACTGAGAAGCACTGGCCGCGAAAGCACTTTATCGGTTCTCCGTAAAGTCATAGGTCTATGACGTTTTTTTTTCGTTGTATTTTCTCTCCTTTAAAGAAAACAAAAAAAA